AATTCCAACGACCTTCCCCAGAACTCCGTTGTAGTTCCGGTAGGCTTGGCGCGATGGGCGTGGGCTGTTCTTCGGCATATCAGCGGGCTAAGGAAAATTTCAGCGGATTTTCTGCAAATGCTGCGTATATGTAAGTGCCACCAGAAGCGTTTGTGACTAATCCAGTAGAACGAAGTTTGAATCCGTTTGACAAAATATCAGTACCTTGTCCAGCAGAATCGGCGTCAGACAAGTTTGCCCATAGCACGTTATTTGTTTGGTTATATGTGCTTCTAGATGTGTCAATTAAGTTCCAATCTCCCGTACTATCAGTGCGCTTAATCATTATGTATCTAGGTCTAAATCCTGTATACACAAAAGTACCATCAGCCGACCCGTTGCCTGTGTAGCTGCCAAACTTGGAGAAGCCAGCGACTTCTGCGAAACAGTAGGCGACAAGTGTTACTCCGCTTCCGTTTGTTGCTGGGTCTGTTCCTACTGTGAATGTAGTTGAACTGAATCCATTGAACACGGTAGACGAAATCGCTACTGCTGCTGTTTGATTGAGGCCAAGATACGACGTATTTCCACTTAAACTCTGATGCCATACGCGCCAGTTGGCGACACTGCTGCGGGTCTTTACGATGACCATAGCAGGCGTTACGCCAAGGGAGTGAGCAACTGTCCTATTAGCCAACCCATCACCCGTATACGTCACAATATCGAAACCCTGCGTCGGGCCTTCTTTCCATTGCCAGCCGACATAAGTGTTGCCGCTCTGATTCCAGTATGCGTTAGGTATGCTTCCATCGGTTCCGGCGGTGACTGTAAAGCCGTCGGAGTTGAATGCGCTGAGATAGCCGTATTGATTGCTAGCCGCATAACCTTCAGCGCCTGTGACGTTTGTGCCAAGTTCTTTCAATGAGCCAGCGCCACGCACTGCATCAAACAGCATATGACCATAAGTTGTGTTGCGAACTTTCCCCCACACAAAATCCGGCTGGAAGGCAAGACCAGTCAATGTTCTGCTTGAACCGCCAGTGCCACTCCATGTCAGCACATCAAAATACTGATTCCCCTTCAGAATTGTCGGCGTCGGCAGGTTCAGCGTGTTCAGCGCATTGAAGCCTGTTGGTGGTGTGTAGCTGAAGGGGCGCTGGCCGAATGTTGTGCTAGTCGTGAATGTTCCAGTTGAGCCGTTGGTTGCTAAGATGGCGTAAGCAGAACCTACAATCTCAGTAGAAGGTATTGTGTAAAAAGGGTTTGTACCAGCGGCAGGGTTGCCACTTGATAACCAAGTCCCGTTTCTGCCATACCAAATATTGCCAGTTGCAGGGTCAAACGCAGTCATCACTACATCATTAACTGCAAGAGTAATATCAGCTGTGTGCCTCAATCTGTAGTTGGCATTTGTGCCAGAAATCATCCCAAGAGAACAAATCGTGTTCAGGGCTGTAATTGTGGTTTCGATGTAGAACTTAGGCTGTGCCGCAGAAACGACTCGTATCGTGCTTGCAATACCGTTTGAGTTTGCTGGCGCAGGAATTGAAATGGTCAGATTACCGTTTGATGCAGTACCGCTGAATGCCGCCGCAATATAATCCAGCGGGTTCATCGTGGAGTAATTCCCCCGCCCATTGCCGCCATCAGCCCACTGCGTCGGCACATCCAGCATGGAGTCATACGTCACGCCAGCAGTCACGCTGATGTTGTTCGGTGTCCAATTGTTGCCGTTGCCTGAGTAGTCCTTGCCGATAGCCGCAGCAGTCGCAGCAGAGTTATCGCTGAAGTTCAGGTAGAAGCCGTTTGTGCCGCAAGTACCAGTGTATTTAATTGGTTGCCATACGCCAGTGACAGCATTGGTTTCGCCGAATGACGAAGGTGTCAGGGCTTGACCGTCGATGAAGTTGATCTCGGTTAGGTAGCCGTCGAAGTACTGTGGTTGCGCGAACGATCCGTTATTCCATGACCATGCGCCAAGCGTGTGAAGAACGGCTTGGTTTATGCCGTAAGTAGCTGTCGTGGAAAGCGACGCTCTGTTGTCGGTCGCATAGCTTATCTCAAGCCCATTGACATAAATCTTGATTCTGTTGGACGCGGTTGCATTTGAGTTATCCCATGCAACAAGAATGTGATACCAAGCAGACGGGTCGCGGTACACTGCGCTTGAAATTAGCCAGTTGGTGCTGTACCCACTGACTATCAATCGCTCAGTGTCAAACCAGATCAAGGTTGATCCGGCATCGGTTGATGCACTACCCGTCGCAAACAATGTTTGAGCAGATGCGCCCGTCCCTGATGCCCTACCCTTTTTAACCCACGCACTCCAAGTCCAAATTTTATTGTTTGTCGGCGTTGTCAGCGTCCGATTTAAATACGCACTCGCGCTCGACCGCAGCCGCACAGAACGGCTGATCTGGTAGCCAGAAGGAGAACCGCCTTTAGTCGCGCTAAACATTAGTAATTCTGCCCATTAACAATGCCGTAGGTATTTGTTCCGTCTTGCACAAAAGAGAACAAATCATATTTGCCCGTTGCAGAAGTCGGCGTAGGCGTTGCTCCCTGCGACCATTTCAGCGTACTGCCACCCGCCCAGGTTAGAGTGTCTGCCGCTGCGTAATAAACAAGTACGCTAAAACTTTTACCCGACACAGAAGAAGGCAGCGTGATTGTTGTTGAGCCGCTGGTCGTTATTTTCTGAATAGTGCCGTTTGTTAGGTTAATAGTTGTATTACCTGTCGCGGAATACAAAGTTTCCGTATAGTTGGTAACAGTCGGCAGATTAAGCGTCACATTACCCAAGCTGGAAGAAGTATTACCAAGGGCAATCGTCGTATTACCAATCGTGATGTTGCCAGAGGCTGCAATATTACTTGTGCCACTTTGAATCGTGACGTTTGCTAAAGTAATATTGTTAAGCGTAGTAATCGTATTCCCTAACTCAACCGCAGTATTACCTATGGTAATTGGCGTAGCAAAGTTGTTATCCAGTTGCGATAGCGGGATAGACGTTGTGACGTTAGCAAATATATTTGGGACAGCCATTTAGAACCTCACTCTCAATTCGTGTTCGTATTCAAAACCGTTAATAATCATCGCTGCTGAGTTGGACGTTACGGTCATTCCAAGATATTTACCCCATTGTTGCGCGTCAGTCTTGTACAACACATATCCCTGACCGCCATACCATTGGATCGTTGCACTGGCATTATTTGTCCAAGGAATAGCATTTCCGTAATTATTAAGCCAACTGACATAATTGCCAAGATTGTAGACAGGACTAGAACCCGTTTCGCTGTCTATCGTCGTATCTAACAAACCACCACCACTAATAGTTGCTTCAATGCCAATTTTCAGAGCTTGCTTTGTTCTGATGGGATCAGTCATTGGATCTAATGCCGTTTTGATAATGCTTGGCACTGACGCATTTGAATCGTTGTACAGCAAGTTGAAATTGGTTCCGTTCGTGCCGTACATCTTAATTTTGCCGCCCGTAGGCACAGATACCAGCAAAGCAAGGTCAGATCCTTGGTTTGTAAAAAACCATTTTTTCTCAAAAAAGACCGCTTGCACATACCTGTAAGTACCGCTGTCGTTATAACGAATATTGAACGCCGCACACAAGATATTGTTTAGCAGCACCTGACCTGCTGTTACTTTGGCAGTTGCAAAATCAATATCTGGAAACACACCATCCAGCGCATCCGATAACTTAGAAGTCGTAGAACCAACCAGCGCATACACACCGTACTCATTCATAAACAACACAGAACGGAAGTACGGAAAAATGGCATAAGGTAAGCGAGTACCAACTGACGCGCTCACGTTAGTATTTGTGAATACGGTTGTGCCAACGTTTGATACCCTGACATCAGAAAAGACGTTGATACTGTCCTGACCAAAGATGTAAAGGAAGTTATTGGCAGACAACAACTGAATAATATTGCTGTGCAGCGTCGTGTCGGTCAGAGTAATCGAACCAGCAGAAATACTTGTAAAGTCGCTGTAACTGCCAGCAGCAGAGTAATACACAGTCCTTCCTTGAGCCACCCAGTTGCGACCTGAAAACGTCTGAATGCCTGAGACTGTTTCGGTGGTAATGACCGCATTGGCTGTCGCATTAGAACCACCCCCACCCGTGATTGTTACCGTGATATTGGCGCTGTTGGTATAGCCAGTGCCAGGGTTAGTCATGATGACGCGAGAAATCTGACCGCCCGACAAGATTGCCGTACCTGCTGCATTTGTACCGCCGCCACCAGAAATAGTCACTACCGTATTAGCTGCGTTGGTATAACCCTTGCCGCCGTTGGTCACATTGACTGCAACTGTGCCTTTTTTGAAAGTCACTAAACTGGCAATAGCCGTAGCATTTGTGCCGCCACCGCCCGTGATCGTGACAGTCGGCGGGGAGGTGTAACCTGATCCGGCCTCTGTTAGCGTGATAGCCGATACCGCATTAGAAGTAACCGTCGCTTGAGCCGTAGCCTGGATGCCGCCTGTTTGGTTAGGTGCTGAAATAACAATCGCAGGGGTACTGGTGTAGCCGCTGCCACTATCAGTAATTGCAATAGAACCAACAGAGCCAATAGAAACCAGGTTTGTGCCATCCCAAGAATAAATGCCATTGTTGGGATCACCGATAAGAACAATGTTGTCTTTCCACTGTGTTGTGTTAATACCAGTGTTAGAGAATGTGCCAGCTACCGCTACATTTGCTTTGGTATTGGTATCAATCCTGACTGATTCTGCTCTGCCATCCTCCTGAAACGCCAAAACATAATCAACGATGTTTAGATTGCAAGAAGATAGGCCAGTAACGGTATTGCCAAACGTAATGCTGATATTGCTATACGTTGGCATGATTTTGAGATTAGCGTAACCAATAGGCATAGCATTTTCCAGCCATGCAAATTCCTCTTTATCAATAGCCGTGCGATTAGCCTTGGTGTTAACACCTTTGAAGTTCTTGACTACTTCGTAGCTTTTCTTTTGCTCTGTCGCAGCCATGATTAGTAAGGATTGCTATAAGGGTCAGGTAAACGCCGTGTAAATGTCGTGTTGAGAACAGAGCGAATTTTATTGATGTATTGCTGATAATAAATCTCAGATTCGCCATAAGACTGCTCTTTGAATTTCGCTGTGTAAGCAGCGTAATACGCTACGGGCGTTGTGTATGGGTCAATAATAGTATCCACCTCCGCACCATTTACCAGCGGCAAAGGCAAGACAGTCGTGTCCAACTCCATGACATAAGATTGGTCAGGTACGGGAGAAATGTAAATTTGGTTTTGACCGAACACAGAAAACGCAATAGGCCGACCAATGTAATTCTGCCAATAACGCAACTGAGCATTAAACTGCGTCCAGGGAAGGTAAGACAGCGGATAACGGCTGTTTCCCCAGAAGATGTTAATGTTCAGAATATCGAGCGTTTGTATGCTGTCCGGCAAGCTGGCAAACGGAATAATCTCGCAATTACCAACATACTGAAATTCTGCGGTTCCGTTAGTAAATGGGGCAGTCGGAGGGAACAAGCTACCCGCTAACGGATACTGCGGAGGATCATCACCTGTGGTTCCAGCCGTAGTCACCACATAGGTAAAAATGTTAGAGAAAATCAGGTCGTTCAGACTAACTGCGGTGTTTGCAGCCCAAGCAACAGGAGTGCCGGTATATCCTACTGGGGCTATCGGCGTTTGAGAAACCTGAAGTTTTCTGAGGCAACCCGTATCTCTGGCAACACGCTCTCGCCCTGAGTTAATGTAGTCAGTTAACTCAGAGTCAGAATAGAAGTTTCCATTCGCATCGTGCAGAAGCCTTCTGACCTCCGTGATATACGAATTGAGAGTTGCCATTTAATATCCATATTTAAGCGGCTTTTTCGACTGTTCTCCCCCGCTGTGCTTTAGGCACAAGGGGGGTTACTGAGTCATCGCCAGGGGATAAAAAGCGATCTTGTTTCGGCTTGTCTTGGGTTATCTCAAACTTCTCCAACTTCTTGAGGGCATCCTCAATGTCATTGGTTGATATGCACAACCCAATACGCACCATCGCAGGAAGTTTATTTTCCTGCTCATAACCGAATAAATGACGCGCAACGGCAACGTCTACTTCCACAGGTTCATTTACGGGAAACTTGTAGGTGTTGTAAGCGTATTCGTCGATCAGAGGCTTCTCACCCCGATTGGTCACATATACAGTTGTCATAGCGTTACGATGTCACCATAAACAGTAATGTCGCAAGTTGCGCTCGATACCGCAGTACCCACCTTTACATACAGTGAGCCAGCCGAGTAAACCGTCGTAGTTGCAGCCGTTGCAAGACCGAGATCCTGGAACGTGCTGCTGCTAGTAACGGAAGACAGGGTAACGGCATTACTGACAGCGTTGGAAGCATTACCATCGTTAGAAGTCAGGATGGTAATGTTTCCTGCTGCAATATTGCCGCTTGCGTTAGCAACCGTAATCCTGCGAACAATGTATGTGCTGCCACCTACCACTGGCAACTGGACAACTGCATTGCCGGTCGAACCCAAAGAAACCGAGGTCGCATGAGCAAGGCCAAAGCTGCCAAAGCTGTCAGGATAAAGTGAGCCTACATGGTTTGCATTCATGTTGGCTCCTTACGATGCGTAAGTGCTGCTGACGTTCTGACCACCGTTGACGGTGAACAGAGTAATCGTCGGTGTACCTGCCAACACGTTAGCACGGACGTTAGTACCGTCAGCGATAAACAAGCCACCAGCATTATTGGCAACCACAACACCCCAAGTAGCATTGCTAATGTTGCCAGTTGTGTTGGTGTTAAGTTCAATAGTGACGTTAGCCGTTGGCGTGATGTAGTAAGTACCAGCCGGAAGAACAACAGTCGCATTACCGGCGGCATAAGCCGTAAAGTAAGACGATGCTGCGTTGGTTGCCGATCCAGCAACCAGAATTTTATTTAAACCAAGTGCCATGACTATTTCTCCTTACAGTGTGAGAGAGTTGTAGCCCGTCACCTTGGTCATCGACTTCGGCTTGGTATTAACCAGTTCAGCGATTGTCAGCACTGCGCCAACATAGCCAATCTGCCAGTTCGGGAGAGTCGATTCAAAGCCCGTGAACACAAACGAACCTTGCTCATGAATATAGAGCGAGAGGTAGTTACTGTTCAGGAAGTACACAGTACCTTCGGGGCAGTAGGGATCAGGATAGATGGGTACACCAGCAACCATCAACGCACGGAATGCGGCTTGTGGGCCATTAGCATCACCGTCGAAACCGTTGCCTGGGGTAATCATGTACTGCTCTTGACCAACAAAGTCTTGAGCCAGCAGAGTCCAAGTACCAAAACCGCAAACACCAAAGCTAGGCACTTCAGCGCCATTCTTCACAGTACCGGAAATGTACTGGAGAATGTTTTGACGGGTTGGATTAACCGAACCAGCAGCGTACTGCTTTGACTGCCACCAGGTATAGGTCGAACGGTCGATATTGCCGTAAGTGCCGGATGAAGACACAGCGGCTGGAAGACCGATGAACTGCTGGTTGTTAGTCGTGTTGTTGTACAGAGCCGTTGCCATCGCGTCCATCATGACGTTAGTCGCGTCGTTCATACGCGCTTCGATCAGAGGGATGATAGCTGCGTCCTGCTGAACCGCACCTTCCATTCCGAGGAACGGAACTGGAGCAATCATCAGCTTCAGGTTGAAGTCAGCGTTGTAAGCACCCTGCTGAACGGATGGTTGAGCGAACGAGCCGCTGTAATCCGACCACTGAGCATTTACGAACTGAGAACCCTGGACGGGAACAGTTACGGACGAAACACCACCGGAAGCCTGTTGCGAGTTAGCAATCAGAGCCGCCATCAGCGGTGTTGAGTTATAGAGTTGTACGACCAGCTTGGGGATAAACGCTCTACGGGTAACGTAAGTCAGTTCCGTAAATTGCGTACTACCCGTTGCCGGAAGAATACCGCCACCAATAGGCATAGTTTATCTCCGAGTCAAAGAATCCCCTGTTTTACAAACCAATGGGTCGCGGATTTTTCCGCAACTCATTGAGTGCTTTTGATGCTTCATCCCGTGCGCCAGCAACAGGGTTCTTCCAGTATTTCGACAGGTCGAACTTGTTGATAGCAGACGGGTTATAGCCGGTAGGTGTTGGGGCAGCGGATTGCTGCATCCAGCGCCAATATTCTGCGGCTACTTCGTGGTTAGTAATACCTTTGTCCAGCATCACTTTCTCCACTTCATCAATATCTTCGTCATTGTCAATCAGACCTTTTGCCTTGAGCTTGTTACGACGGGAGTTCAACTCATCCATCGCATCTCTCTCGCGCAACCTGGCTTCTAATTGCTCTACACGATTGTTGGCTTGCTGCACTGCCGAATGCGTATAGTCTTCAATCTCTAGTTCAGGAATGGGCATATCTGGTCTGATTTTTTTGGTCAGACGCAGCATATCCTTGCGAGTAGCAGGATTCTCAGCCAGTTGACGAGCCAGCATTGCTAGTTCGTCGCGGCTTTCAGGTGAAAGATCTTCGAGTGACATAGTATCCCCTTAATTGTTTAAATGACGCGCTTACCGTCACCAGGCTTCTGAACTTGCATCTTGTTCTTACCGCCAGCGGCAGCAGGATTTTTAAGACCACCAAACTCCGAAAAACGTGGAGTGTTAATCATCTGACCATTCTGCTGGTTGTTGTCTGTTGGGCGACGAGTTGAGGCTGCGCCACGAGGTTTAAAAAGATCCACAATAATCTCCTTACATAGGTTGAGGGGTTGCGCCTGGCATAGGCATACCAGGTATAGGCGGCGCTGCTGCCAATGATTTACCTTCCGGCGTTGCGCCACCCGCCTGTGGAAGTGCTTGTAACATCTCAAGAATTTGAGATTGCTTGAGTTCGTTGACGGATTCTTTCTTGCCGCCGATTACGCCGGTCAGAGTACGCAATGCTGATAGCACTTTCATGCCTTCAGGAGATGCGCTACCTAATGCGGGAAGTGATTGTTCAATGAGGTCGATTGCCAAACCAAGGTTGACCATTGCGCCTTCCTTGTTACCCATCTTGGGTTCTGGCGTAGACATCGGGGCAGACATCGGCGGGGTCATATCCGTCGCGGAAGCCTCTGAAGCCATAGGCGGTGGTTGTTCTGCGCCGCGCTGCGACTTCATCATTTCCATTAACTTATCCGGTGGTACGCTCATAATAGCCCCGATAGAATTTTGCGATAGGAATACTCGCAACCATAAATTTTGTCAATAGGTGGGGGCGTATATTTAATTTCCCCGCCCCGCCAGGGATAATCCTCGCGGATTACTTGCGGCCTTTACGACCTTTGCGACCTTTGCGTGCCATAACAGCCTCCACAAAATGCGGCCAACTTAAACGGGAAGTCAGCCATACCCTTTCCCTGGATGGGGAAACTATTAACGACGGGTCTTACGACCGCGCTTCATCTTTTTGTACATAGCTTTCTCCTAGTATCATCCCCTTGTGGTTCGTCCGTAAGTCCTTGTACTTGGGCTACGGTCAAAATTCTTTACACCTTGCACCCGATATTGCAGATCCGGCATTCGTGGCGAATCCTTCATCGGCTGGCTAGTACCAGCACGGGGTTGATCTGCTTTGGGCGAAATGTTCTGTCTAGCCATTATTCACCTACCGCTTTCAAGTCAGGTTTACCTTCCGGTTTTTGCTGCGGTTGTTGCGGTTGCATCATCTGCTGCTGCGCTTGTTTTTCCTCATTGCGCTTCAGTTTTTCTTTCAGCAACTGTTTCATCGGGGGTTCAAGCAAATCTATCAAAGACTCTTTATCGATAGCTCCAGCCTTAAACATATTAAAGGCCAACTGACGCAAGTCTTCGGTGAAAATGGGGCTGTTGGAGTGAGCGTCCACTTTCACCACATAGTTCTTTGTAAACTGTTCTGGAATAAATTTCAAGCCTTCCGAATCCACCAGCTTGGTATCGTCGTAAACCTGAATTGCTTTCAAGAACAAGGTAGAGACTTTTTCCAGACTATCTTCAATGATGAGGGCGCGTTTTTTTGCTCTGGATGCGCCAAGTCGGGCAAGTTGGCTGGCGTGTCCTTGGCTGCGAACGCCGGTTTCGCCTCTGCCTGAGAGGACGCTTGTAATACCTGACGCTTCCGCGAACATCTGATCCACTTCACGGATCACCTCAAAAAGATCACCAGGCATCTGCGGAGCCAGCTTTTCTACTTTGGCATTGGGCATATCCGTTGCCAGCAGACCACCCGCACGGTTCAGAGCAAAGTTCTTTTCGTCCAGAATGCCGGTAAAGCCAATCATGGCTGTGGGCGGTGCGACCTGCTTGGAGAGCAGATCTAGGATTTCTTCCATGCGCTTGTTCCGCAAAGTCTGCAAGAACACTAGGCGCTGAACTTCACTCTGACCCCAATAATAATCGTACATGGGGTTAGGGCAAAGCTGGATAAATGGCAACTCGCCTTTCAGGAATACCTGCTCACCTGGGCGGTCATAAATGATGACATCCGGTTCTGCAATGGTGACAACCTGATAATCCATGATGTCATCGTTCCAAACCCACAACTCCGTCATCTCTACGGTATCTTCAGACACTTTCGCTTTGTAGCGGTTCATGCCGGACAGATCCAGATTGACTGTACCCACCAGTGTCGGATTACTCTGCGACATGATGATGCGATCAATACCGTCAGGAATATCAACCTGCTGCGGCTGATAAGATGAAGTTACTCTCTTGACAATGCTGTCACGCTTGGGATGCGAGTACAGACGGGCATAGAGTTCGGACTTGGTGATGTAATACTTTTGGGCAATCGCTTCTTGGCGATCAGTGTACGGCACATCTTCTCGCAGAACGCCCATCGCAGCCGGTTCCACCATGTAGGGATGGATGCCGTTATTGACGATGAGTTTGAGATAGGTAGTTCCGTAGCACAGCGCCCAGGTCAGGGCGGTAGAGAAAACTTGATCGCAGTTGCTGTTTAGCCATTCGTCGTTCAGCTTGTTCGTCAACACGGGGATCTTACGATGCTCCATCGGGTTGACTTCAGCGCCGACATTGATGGTAAAGCGTGTTGTTTCTGCTGAGTAGAGGAACGACGTTAGCTGGTCAATATGCGGGAAGATCTTGTTAAAAAGCGCCGGTGATTCTTCCGGCGCTGCACCAAACAAATAATAAGAACGAAGTGATGCGTAATCAGACTTGCGCTCATCCCGCGACACAAAGCACTTCTGGATTAAATCCAGATAGAACATTTCGCGGTGTACTGGGTCGCTAGGTATCCGCATTTGGGTTTATTTGTAGGTTGTCATGGTCTGCTATATAACTCGCAGTCTTAGGGGCTGTCAAGTTGCCAAGAGATTTTGGATTGATCCCCACTGGCTCGCCGTTAATAGAACTATAACCATTTCCCTTAACCAAGCTGTCTAGCTGCCAGCGACCACCGGCAGTATTGCCCCACATAACGGAATCGCCAGGTCTGGCCTCGCGGGGAATCTCTTTATCGGTTTTGTTATTGCGCGTCATGTAACCGGATTGGCTCTCGCCCTCACGAACCGACTTGATGTCTGTCATGTCAAAGTCTATTGCCAGTTGATTTAGGGTTTTGTCGTTATGTTTAGTCTTATCCGACTTCAAACCCACTGGCTGCAAAAAGACCAAAGCGACTTCTTCGTCGCATTGCTTCATGGGGCATTTCGCCTCAAACGATTCAAAGTACCCGTGATTAGGACACTTATAATCATGTAATACTGCCATAATCAAATCCCCTTCAATTTATCATCAAGTGAATAACCAGAATAATCAAGCCTATTCTTAATGCCAATGTCCAGCTTAATCTCGCCATCTTTGACCGTAAGCCCATAGCCTTTGACCATCCTCATCTTTGGCGCTTTACGCCATTCGATCCATTTCTTGCCGTAGCGTTCCATTACGGCAATATGCCCATTTCGCCAAGCATCGTATCCCTTGGATACCCGCCGCTGGACGTGTTCCGTCATGGGATACTTTTCTTCCATGAAAACATATTGCAGCGTTCGCTTTTCTACGCCGCAGAGTTCTGCAAACAACTCCATCGGGATACCCCGCTTTTTGTCCGCAAGAAATGCTTTGATAATGCGGAGCAGTTCTTTCTTTGGAATAACGTCAATCAAATTGAAACTCCAGATAAACAGTTCGGCCTGGATGTTGGGCAATAAAATTATTACCGCACTGCTGAATCTTGTATCCCAACGATTCCACTGCGCCCAACAAAGCCGACAGCCTAGGCATAAACCACTGCTTCCAAGTCCAGCACTCAAAGATTAACGGAGGAAAGTTATTGTTGCTCAAGGTGAACAAGCCACCAGCAATGACCGCCAACTCCAAACCTTCTACATCCATCTTGATAAGACCTACGTTCGGCAAGTGACAAGTATCCAAAGGACGAATGTAAATCTCGGCTTCCTCACCCTTTGTCACTACTTCGTACTCAGTCTCCCGCACTTGCTTGTCCAAAGAGAACGCACCTACGTTGACCTCTGTGCTGTAATCAGGAACCGTAATCTTCAGATGCTCAGTACGTTCGGCAAAGCCATAGTCATGGGCAACCACGTTCGTCAACTTGTTCAATTTGATGTTCTCTGAAAGCAAGTCAAATATCTTTGGCTGGATCTCATACGCATAGAACTGTCGATGAGTAAACTGGTTAGCTAGGGGAATCACAAACGTGCCGATATTTGCACCAATGTCTAAAATGCAGCCAGGATTGTGCTCAATCAAGTTAGCGGCAATCTGGACAACCTCTGGCTCATATTCGCCGTTGGCGAGTAAATGCTTGGCAATCAAGTCATGTTCACTTGCTACTTCATACTTCAAACCTTGTTTGCCTTCTATCACTGCTGACCCCCGTAAATCCCAATACGCTTTAAATAATCCGACACGTTCCTGCCGACTGCTACCTGCTCTGGTGTCATATCGTCTGTCTTGCGAGAAACTTCTCTAGTCACTTTCTGAGCAATCAAGCGAGGCTGTATCTGCTCTGCGTAAGCCGCGCAAGCCAAGGCTGCGGCGATAACCCGATCATCTTTGTTACGACCACTAGCCTCGATACTGCCGCCATCACGCACAATGGTCTTCATTTCCTCAATCAAGTCAACGGAGTAAATTGCCATCATGCCGCGCTCAAAGTAATCCTTCATGTAGGACAACATACGCTCTTTGGTTGCTGAAGTAGTCAACCAGCCAATGCTGTTAGAGATGCCACCTAACGTATCATTACGCCGCCAAATGTAGTTACTCATGCTACCCAGTACGTTCATCAGGTCGTAGCCCATCTGACCAGCAAGAGCAGAAGCCTGACGTTTCAAGTTACGCAGTTCGTTAATCACCGCCTGACCAGGGCCATTGACTTCCAAGTTAAGGGTTGAGTTCTTGTAAGCACCTGCTAGGTGGGCAATGACCCACGCAAACTGGTAGGTATTCATTTCGCTTGTCGCAAACTCCGCAACCTGCTCCATACCGTCAGCGTAGCAACGGAACACTTGTATGCAAAAACGATCAGCCCAATCAGAACTGCCATAAGCAGGATCAGCACCAATGACGTAATAAGCCGTATCAACGGGTTCCTCCCACACCGTTAGGGTTGCCAGACGTTCTGTGGACTTCAGCACATCAGTGTCCACAAAGTTTGCGCCCATGCTGTATCGGTAGTAATCGCAGCCAATCTTCTTGGCTATCTTCATCATGTCTGTACAACGGGCGTTAGAGAAGAAGCTAGTACCCGTCATGATGAACGCATAGTCTTCAGTCGGCGGGAACTCTTGATACATCAAGGCATCGTCCTTAATGCCTTCATGTAGCTTCCAGCGCCACCAGGCCATCTGTCTGCTGTTGATCTCGACACCGTAGAGTTTCTTAATATCCCGTGTCCATTCCTTCTCCTCTGGAGTCAGCTTGCCATCCCAGTAGACTTTGTAGATCTGAGAGTCAGCATCAACGGAGTAGAACTGGTTACGCCACCAGCCGCAGAAGATAGCCCGTTGGGTTTTGGCTTTCTTGGCAGTGACGTACATATCATGGAACATATTAAATCCACGCGCAGTGGATTCAAAGATGTACAGACGGTTGGGGTTGGTTTCTGCGAGAGAGGCCAGCAAGGATGCTAGACCTTCTTCATCGCCCCAGGACGAAGTTTCAGTTCCGTGTAGAAAAGTGATGGCCTTACCGCGACCAAGGCTACCTTTAGCCCTGAGTCCAGCGACTTGATAAAAGAGGCGGCTGCGATTCTTGAGTTGAAGCTGATTCCGGTTGTGGGCAATAAGCGGAATGCGCCACTCTTTTGGTAAACCTTCCATGTACATGGAGAGGGTTGACCGGAACATATCTCGGTTTTCTTCTGTGTCTGTGGTGAGTGTGCCTTGGAGTCCATTGTGTATAAAGTGCCAGTAAAGGTCGAGGGCAAGGGAGATAGTGGTGATACCCAACTGCCGCCCCTTGAGAATCACAAAGAAGTGGATGTCTTGCTGCAAACCCTGGGATATTTCATCCATCACATAGGTCTGTGTGCCAAGCAGCGTATCCATCTTCTTCAAGCCCTGCTCTTTGGTTTCAATCTTTAACTGAGAGCAAAACTTGTAAAACTGCGCGAGATTAAATTTCATAACTTCCTTGAACGGATCAGTCGGCACTTCTCTCTGTCGGCATGGCTAAAGTCAGGACTAATCTCAGCTACCGTACAGTTCAACTCTGTTTTAGGCTTGGCTTCTATTGCCAGCACTGCCATGTAGATACACAACATACCTACTATGGATACATAGATGTAAATTAAAAGGTCTTTCATTTCTTAGCGCCTCTCCTCTCTTTATCAAATGCCTCTAAGTTCCATTCAGAGATACGCCGCCTGGCTTCAGGGTTCTTAGCCACCCTCAAGAGTTCTCTTGCCAAAACAGGGCTGTAACGGGTCTTCCATTCCGCAACCAAGTTACGCTTTTCATCAGGACGAATGGCTCTGATAGCACGACGCATCTCATCCCGCAAGATCCGGCGTGAGAGCAACAATTCCTCCTGATACCTGTCTTCAGGCGTAGGTGTGGGCATCCACGACCTTCTTCATGCGCGACAACTCAGACAAACACTCTGCCAAGAGGCCAGCAGAACGGGCTTGCTGCCGCCGCAACTCCATAATCAACTCAGCATGGTTCATGCGACGTACTGCATCCCAGTAATCATCCTGCGCCATGTCCATATAGTCATCATGCAAATGCACTACCTTACTCATGTCATCCTCCATACCCTTATCCCATCCCCTTCCTTCCTAGCCGTAAACCGCCTGGCAAGGCGCTTACCCGCCCTCCAGTTCGCATTCAACACTACCTGCATACTCACCCCCACCAAAAAGAAGCTGTCACCGACCTCCATATCCTCATGCGGATACTTCCGAACAACCTTCTCCGATGGCAGAGCCACCCCTCTCTCTACCCTAATCCCCATAACTACTCCTGTCTGCATATACTGTCCTCCCTACATAATCATCATAAGACAAAAAAGAACCCCGCACAAGGACGGGGTTAAACGTTGCTCCCGCTTCAGAGAGCACAGCAAAGAGGTTGTTGGCGAGATGTTTTTCAGTCGAGCCGACTTGTCCGTATTCTTTCAACGGTGAGCTGATAGCTGTTACTCATCACCAACACGACTGAGGACTGTTGTTCCTGTCTTCCTACCGCCAAGGTGTCTAGAACTCGCGGCTTTCCGGTTCAAGGTTAGTTCGCTTACTAGATTCGCGCCCCAATCCTCATGCGTGTTGCCCCTGGCAGCGCCAACCACCAAGGGCGGCTAGGTGGTAGCAGCACCTAACCCGTCTAATCGCCAAGACTTAGGAGGTCTTGCCAATAGCATAGACCAATTCCAGAAAAACGTAAAAAACTTTTGGGGG